CTTCCGGGGTCCACCTTTTGGGCCTTGAAACCCCAAACATCGGAGTAGCCCATGACTACTAAATCATTCCATGAACATAAGTTCATTGAATTACAGTACAAAGACGAATTTGGCGTTATAAACTTCGTTGACCGGCGCGATATTGATTTAATCAATTCTCGCACCGGCACCAATGATGTTAAATATAAAGCCAAGGCCTTCTCTGCTCAGAGTGCTGTTAATACACTCTCTGCGTCAAAAGCTACATTTAAGATGCTTGATAGCCGAGATCCAAAATTTGGATATCGTGTCATTAAGCTCTTCAGTGATCCTCCTGAAATAGTTGAAGTATGGGTTGACAATTTGCATTATAATAATGCTCTTGGCAACTATTATCAAACTAATCAGGCTGACTACGATGCTGCTCTGGCAATTGCATCTAATGCGGCTTTTAAAGCTATTCGCAATGAGCAGTACCGCATTAGCGGTCCTGTATTCCTTGCGGAGCTTAAAAAGACAATTGAGATGATCAAGAAGCCAGCAAAGTCTCTTGAGAAAGGTGTTGCCGGGTATTTCAACGCGCTGGAAAGAAGAAAGCGCGCACTCGGCAGACCTAGTAATGCGTCCTTAGCCAATAAAGGCTCAGGATACAAAGCTAATCTTAAAGAGATTCTTGCTGACACCTGGCTTGAGTACTCCTTCGGTTGGTCTCCTTTAGTTGCAGATATAAAGGGTGCCGCTGAAAGCCTATCGAAATTCCATAACGACTTTCGTCGCTCTAGAGTTTCTTCTATAGGTGTGTCTCAAGCCACTCACCGCGATGTTACTGTACTCGCTGGCTTCGGAGGCGTTGCTTATAAGCGACGCCTCTGGGAGATCGGCGAACACAGGATTACATTTAAAGTGGGTTTGAATTCCCTCTTAGGAGGACCGGCAGGATCTGCTGACCGTTTAAGACAAAATTTTGGCTTCAAATTAGCTGAATTTGTCCCTACGGCCTGGGAAATCGTGCCTTGGTCTTTTCTAGTCGATTATTTTGTTAACATAAACGACGTCTTAAGCTCCACTTATACCGATACCTCCGATGTTTTCTTTGTTTCCCGAAGTGATTTTCAGTCTGTGTCAAAATTCGAGACATACACTGTAAATGAACCAGGGATGCAAGCTAACTACGGTGGCCGGTATGTTGGTGTTGCTTATCCCGGAGGTGCCACGAGCGTTCGATCTGATAGCTCGGTTGTTCGGCAGTCTGGCGGTTTAAATCCCGTCATGCTGCAGTTCAAATTACCTGGTAGCAAAACTCAGCTGGTAAACATGGCTGCGCTCGCTGCTAGTAGAGCTAAACTTCGCCCTTACTATTAGGTAAGGGCTAACCTGTTGTACTTTAAAGGAATTGCCAAATGGCTATTACTTATCCTTCACCCATAACGGGTGCTGCACAAACGGGTCTTACCTCTCCTACCTATACAAATGCGGCCGATTTGGCCCCAGATGTGAATGCTAAACAGGTAGCGGTAACGGCGCTTGGCGGTACGCAGACAGGTGTTGAAGTGCATTCTGCATCTCAACCCTTCCTTTTAGCGTTTTGGAAACCGAAGGCCTTCGCGGTCCTCGGTAAAGCCAATCCGGTAACAGGGCTAATTGCCAATATTGCCAACAATGTCTACAAGTTTATTACGCTGAAAGGCGTACTTCCACTTGCAGGCCAGCCATATGCCAGAATGTCGATCACCACTTCTTTTTCGGTGCCGGCAGGTTCGGATATAGCTGATCCCGAGTCAATTCGTGCTGCCTGTTCAGCGCACATCGGCTATCTTTGGGCCGATGCAGCGGGTGTAGGTGACACAGTTGTCTCGGGTCGCGTATAAGACTTTTGTCTTTACGCGGTTGGCATGTTGATGATTCAGGCCGTGGAGGCCTTTATCTTCCACACTATTGGAGTTAGCTTATGCATACTGCTGCTGAGCTTTACCAAAACCTGCTTGACGATCTACAAATCAACACTAGGTTGCTCACAAGCGACCTGGATGTTGAAACCGCCCGGAAAGTCTGCCTCGCTGAAAGCTTCTTTAAGAAGTATCAGGGAGATAAGACTGCTGACGCTGATCGACTATGTCTTGACAAGTTTCTTGCTTGTAATGATTCTTGTCGAAGTTTTAGTCTTTCTCCGTCTCGGCTTTTCCATGAAAATGTTATTAACGAAGTGAAGCTTTTCTTCGATGATATATTTTTCTGCGGTCCTGATTTTAAGATGGATCTATTAGAAATTTCTAAAGGATTTGGCTTAGGACCAGGTGCGAATATCGACTGCAAATCGTATGACTTTTATACAAAGTTGTACAATAGCAGTCTAACTCGTACAAGCGATCGTCTCTACCGGGAATACCGGTGCGCCTTAGTTCAATCACAGCTGTTGTCTGCGGAGCTTAAACGTTCCGAGCTATGCGGTGACTCTAAGGTGGTAGGAAGCCGTTTGTCATTTGTTCCTAAAACGTCTGAGATTTCGCGAAGTATCTGTACCGAACCTACTCTGAATATGTTATTTCAGAAAGGTATCGGTGCCTTCCTTGAGCACGAGTTGCAACGAAAGACTCGAATTAATCTTTCGAAACAGCCCATTCTCAATAGGAAACTTGCTAAGAGGGGAAGTATCGATGGAACTTATGGAACCATCGATCTTTCCTCTGCAAGTGACAGTATATCTATTGAACTTTGTAAGCAGATTCTACCTGATTATGCTTTCAGGTGGCTTATGCTTGCTCGTTCGCCATGTACAGTCATCCCTGACGGTACTGTGGTTAAACTAGATATGATATCGTCCATGGGGAATGGTTTTACTTTTCCCTTACAGACGCTTATTTTCGCTTCTCTCGTTGTAGCCTGTTACCGTACTCTCGGTATAACACCGATATACGGTTCCGACGGCCCTCAGAACTTTGCAGTCTTTGGTGATGACATAATCGTCAGAAAAGACGCTTATGCTTTTGTCATTGACTGTTTAGCTCTGTTTGGTTTTAAGACGAACGAAAGCAAATCGTTCAACACAGGTTACTTCCGTGAATCATGCGGTGGTGACTTCTTTAAAGGCCATAACGTACGTGGCATTTATATAAAGGAACTTAAGCATGAACTCAACGTTTACTCGGCGATTAATCGCATCATCAAATGGAGCTCCCTTTCCGGGACTTTCCTTCCTAGAGTGGCACAATCGCTGTTCGAAAGTATACCCCGTCATAAAAGATGGGTTATACCTCCTACGGACGGTGACACCGAAGGAATCAAAGTTCCTTATGCTTTCTTCAAATCGTATGCGCCGTCTTATTTCACTTACCTTCTCGAAAGAGGAGCTTCGTGGCCTAAGATTGCAGCTGCAATTGGAAAGAAAGATCGCAAGGGAGCTTTTCAACTGCGGAGCGCCGGAAGATCGTCGAAACTTGGTACTATGTACCTCGCCTTCGAGAACCGACCTAAGCTTTACAGTTTACCTTTTGATGACGCAGAAACTTGTAAGCTTCCCGGTTTCCAGTATAACGGAGCCGGGTTACTACAAGCTTTTTGCGGAGGTTTCATCAGGAACGGGAAGATTAGTGTTCGTTCTAATGAACACAATTGTCCTAAAGTCTGTCGACGATTCAGTTCCTCTTGGGACTGGACGCCTGCAGCCGACCATACCGGTCGAGACTTCTTCTGGGAATATTCCGCCGGCTTCTACGCAGAATACTGCTATGTCAAGTATAAACCTTGAGGCTCAGTGGTTGGATTACTCCTTCCAATTTGAGGAACTCAAGTTACCTGACGGGCGTGTGTCTGTGTACTGGCCATCGGAATGAAGAAGTCGCTCAGGTAAAACCTGATCGGGGTTGACCCCCCTCCTTAC